TTATAATCATGAATAGCTATAACAGTTTCATAAGATTGAAACACATTACAATTATTTAATCGCATTACATATTGATTAGGTACTGTTCTTCCTTTATTACTTTTCATATTATTTATTATCATTTTAAATTATCCTTTCAATTATAATTTAACTTGTTGATATAAATTTCAGCTATACAATTTATGTATTTTTTATGTATTTCTATATTCATTAATGTAATGAAGGGCAACCATAATACAACCACCCATTAAAGCCAAACATAAACATAAGAAATAATGTAAGTCTAATATAAATAATACTATAGCTGACGCATATAAATAAACCATTCCAAAATATAGGAACGGTACTATTATTTTAAATAATCTTTCTTCAGTCATTGAACTTCCTTTCAGTACTATTCTTGCATGAGAGCAATAAGAATACAAGTTTTTATTTATGTATTTTTTATGTAGAAACTATGTATATTTTATGGATAAAAAAAATCAAGGCGGGAATTACGCTACGCTTTTTAATTACTTCACGTAATCCCCACCTTGATGAGCAATGACACAATGGCAATGCAGATAAACTGCATCACCATTGAGACTAGTTGTTTATGCCACTTTCTTTAGGTACTTAGATTCTAATTCTAAGTGTATTTCTGATGTGTATTCAGTACCAGTTATTTCTTTATATGGCACCATTTTTTGTGCTACGCTCCACCATGTATGCTTTGCTCTAGCTCTGAAGTTATCTCTATCTTTAGCTAATCTGTTTACTACTTCTAACCTGCCTTGTTTTTCATAGTATACTATATCTTCTTCTGCTTGTAGAGATTTTTGCTGTTCCCATAAGAATGTATTATATTCCCAATAAAGTTTTCTTTCGTAGTTATCTGTAACTCTATCATGCACTCTAACTACACCATCACTATCTACATATGATATTTGTTTAATTAAAGCTTTAGTATATTTCTTATACTCAGCTAATGCTTGTGTTTGCCACTGTTCTAGTTCTGTCATTTTTTTCATGTTGTACTCGCTTTCTGTTTAGTTATATTAAGCAAAATTACTTAATGCGAATAAGAGATTACGGAATTTCCGATTTGTCTAGGTCAACTTGTTGCCTTTGGACTGCCTAGACGAATCGGAAATTTTGTAATAACTTCGTTCGGATTATATAGTAATTTTAGATTAATATAACGGAAAGCGAGTATGTTATGGACAAAATGATAGAATTAGAACACCTCAAAGACAAGCATTAGCGCCATAATCACGTTACCCACGCTACACCACTTGACAATCATTTTTTGGCTTGGTACTACTTAGATACAACATAACCTAATCAGAGCTGAGGGACAACTATGACTAATGCACTCAAACCAATAAAGCCAAAAACTGATTATGTCCTAACGGACAAACAAAGCAAGTTTGTTGATAACATGTTAGCATCTGGTGGCTCACGAACACAAAGTGCTATTGACGCTGGTTATAGTTCTAACTCAGCACATGTCGAAGCCAGTCGATTATGTAAGAATACAGCCATTCTCCAAGCACTTTATGACCGTTCATTACAGTCCTTATCTATTGACTCTGTTAAGGCTTTACATACCGTATCTTCGTTAAGCACTGATGCTAAGTCTGAGTACGTTAGATTAGAAGCTAGTAAGGATATAATGGACAGAGCAGGACTAAGGAACGAAGATACCACCAACACAAGTGTTGGTAACGACATAGTCGTCAAGATAGACTTAGGATAATCCGTAGGATTATACATTATCCCCTGCGACCCTTCGTACTTACGAAGGGCTTGGTTTGCTCACCGCAAACTCGCAGGGTTCGAGCGAAACCTTTAGGTTGAGCGAGCAGGGGGGGTACCCAAAACTTCCGAGACTACTCTAGGTAACTGGTCTTACTCATGTATTTTTTAGCTAAAAAGGTTCGTGTGTCTTGACAACATTTGGCAGAAGGTTAGAGTTAAGTATGACTGATGAATTAATTAAATCTAAAGTTGCTGTCTACATTAAAGACAATGAGATGGGTAATGGATATTCTGTTCATGTTGTCTTTGGTAAGATAGATAACTATGAAGAAGCAGAAATAGTTGCTACAGTAGTTAATGAATTGATAGTAGGCTCAGAAAATTTTGAACAGCATGAAGGTACGGTACACTAATGGCAGATTTTAATTCATATGTGAATGGTATTATTACTAGGGTACAAGATATATTAACAAAAGACCGTAATCATACGCATGGTGATGCAGAAGAAAGTTTCCAGCTTATAGCAGATTATTGGGGTATGTACCTTGACAGAAGAATAACAAAAGAAGATGTTTGTATTATGATGTGCTTATTAAAGGTAGCACGTATAAGTGAAGGCGATAAAGAAAACCCTGACCACCTACTTGACATGGCAGGGTATTCTATATTAAGTTTAGCAATGAAAGAGAAGGAAAATATATAATGCCACTATCACACGCAGTAATTAAGTCAGCAATGGCTCGTAAAAATAAAAAGAAAAGAACTAGAGATGACGGAGGATTAACACATAAAAATGTTCGTACTCGTGTTGGTGCTAGTCGTAATCAAGGAGGTTTAGTTAGCGGAAAGAGTACTCCAGTAAAACCTGCTGTATCTTCAAACATTATACAAAAAGCTTCCGCAGGAGGTGAATATAAAAGCACATCTAAATATAGTCCTTTAATATCTGGCAAAAAAAATAGTCCACATAGTAGAGTATCTATACCACATAGAGGTGTAAACTATATTGCTCCTAAACTTCGTAAAGCAAAGAAAAGAAAAGTACATACTGAACTACCTAGTTATAGGCAGTAATGAGTTTTACTAATCAATTAAGTGTTGAAGATTTAAGTCGGTTACGTAAGATAGTAGCTAATGTCCAATTAAAATTTTATCCTAAGGGTTATCTTACTCCTTATGAGATAGATAAATTTATAGATGCTTTAGGACCAGAGGTAGCTGGTAATATGATTAAAAAATTTGTAGACGCAGGTAAAGTTGATTGAGTTTAATTATAAACCAGAAGGTGATGTACTTAAACAATTCTTAAAAGATAATTCTTTTTTTAGAGGATTGCGTGGACCAGTTGGTTCTGGCAAATCTGTTGCTTGTTGTATAGAAATATTGCGTAGAGCATTACAACAAGAGAAAGATAGCAAAGGTATTCGCAAATCTAGGGTAGCTGTTGTAAGAAATACTAATCCTCAGCTACGAACTACGACAATTAAAACATGGTTAGACTGGTTTCCTGAGAAAGAATGGGGTAAAATGAACTGGTCTCCTCCTTATACACACCATATAAAGCGTGGAGATATAGACTTAGAGGTTATATTTCTAGCATTAGATAGACCAGATGACGTTAAAAAACTGCTATCATTAGAGCTTACCTTTATATTTTTTAACGAAAGTAGAGAAATTGCTAAGCCAATTATAGATGCAGGTACAATGAGAGTAGGAAGATACCCTTCTATGAAAGATGGTGGACCAACATGGTATGGAGTTATAGCTGATACTAATGCTCCAGACGAGGACCATTGGTGGAGTGTAATGTCTGGTGATGCACCTCCTCCTGAACATTTCACAAGAGAAGAAAGTCTTATGCTTGTTAAACCTGACAACTGGAAATTTTTTAATCAACCAGCAGGTATGATAGAAAAAAGAAATAAAGATGGTGAAGTACAAAATTATGAATACAATCAAAAGGCAGAAAATGTAAAGAACCTAACTTCTGATTATTATAATAATATTATACGAGGTAAAACAAAATCTTGGATTGATGTCTATGTTATGAACAAATTAGGTAGCATAGAAGATGGAAAACCTATATATAAAGAGTTCTCAAGAGATGTTCATGTAGCAACAGAAGGTATTATACCTGCAAATGAAGTACCATACTATGTAGGAATAGACTTTGGTTTAACTCCTGCGTGTGTATTTGCTCAACAAATACGAGGAAGATGGTTAATATTACATGAGATAGTAGCAAAAGATATGGGTATGGTTAGATTTGCAGAACTGTTAAGACAAGAAATGCAAGGAAAATTTGGTCATTTACCCCTAGCAAAAATATATGGAGACCCTGCTGGAGACTTTAGAGCGCAGACAGATGAGAGTACACCATTTCAAATATTACGAGGAGCAGGATTATATGCTCAACCTGCACCATCTAATGATGTAAGTTTGCGTTTAGAAAGTGTACGTTCTCCTCTTAATAGAATGATAGAAGGATTAAGTGGTATGCTTATTGATTATCGTTGTAAGCATTTAGTTAAAGGTTTTGAAGGTGGGTATCAGTATAGACGTATGAATGTATCTGGTGAAAGGTATGCAGACAAACCAGACAAGAACCATTACTCTCATATACATGATGCGTTACAGTATTTATTACTAGGAGCAGGAGAAGGCAAGGCACTTACAAGAGGTAAAGAACAAAAAGTAGTACAAGCAAAGCGAGACTTTGATGTATTTACAAAGAAACCAAGAAGTATTGTGCGTAGACGACCTAGTATTTTTGAACGTAGAAATGGTATATTCTAACAAAAAAGGGCATTATTATGTGGAAATCACCAATAGTTAAAGAAGTATTAGTAGGTTTAGAAATTAACTGCTATGCTTGTGCAGAAATATAAAGGAGTATAAATATGTGTATGGGTAGTAGAAGCAGTCCTCCACCACCTCCACCACCACCAACACCAGCTATAAGTAATAGAGAAGAAGAACAAGCTGGGGAAAAATTAGCAAATCAAGGTGCTGATGTTAAAAGAAGAAAAGAACAAGTGTATGGTATGGGTGGCAAAAGAAAACTTATAACTTCTTCTGGTGCAGGTTATCTAGGTGCAGGGCAGTCTCCAACACTAGGAGGATAATATATGGCAGTAATGCAACCTAATCCTATTTCTCTTGTAGGAGACCCTATTGAGAGAATGATAGAGAAGTATAATAGAGCCAATGGAATAAAAGAATTTTGGCGACCAAAGTTTGAAGAGTGTTTTGAATATGCAATGCCTTCAAGAGAAACTTTTTATAATCAATCTATAGGAACAAATCGTACAGATAAGATATTTGATGAGACTGCTGTAACTGGAGTACAAGAATTTGCTTCTCGTTTACAAGCAGGTATAGTTCCTAACTATGCAAGATGGGCTGATTTTGTTGCAGGTACAGATATACCTGAAGATGAAAGAGCGCAAGTTAATGCACAATTAGATAATATAACAAGTTATATATTTGAAATCTTACAGAACTCTAATTTTTCACAAGAGATACATGAATCATTTTTAGATTTAGCAGTAGGTACTGGAGCATTATTAGTTGAAGAAGGAGATGCAATAGAACCTATTAGGTTTACAGCTATACCTTTACCACATTTAACATTAGATGCTGGACCAAATGGTAAAGTTGATTGTGTATATAGAGATAGAAACATTCGTTCTTCTAATATACTTATTGCATATCCAGAAGCAGATTTACCTTTTGAAATTAAAAGAAGTTTGACAGAAGGAAAAGATATGTTCTGTCATTTAATAGAAGGTGTGCATAGAGATTATAGTAATGTAAATGAAGAAGCATATATCTATACTGTATTTTCTAAAAAGTATAAACATATACTATTACAAAAAAGATTTAAAGGACAAGGTAGTAATCCTTATGTAGTATTTAGATGGGGTAAAAGTTCTGG